CATCGTTTGTTATGTTAGTTGCAAGTTGGATAGCAAATACATTTTTTAGTTTTGATATTAAAGACCAAATACTTGAATGTTTTATGTACATTACAGTAGTTGGATTAGGTGTAACAGCAGCGGAGAAATTTAGTAGGAAATAATACTTATGTTAAAGGTTGTTAAAATAATAGATTTGATAATAAACTTTATTAAAGGTTTATTTAGCAAAAAAGACGAAGAACCATCAATGGAAGCCCCTCATAATATCAGTATTCCAAATGTGCGGGCAATTTGTGAATATGGGGTATATGGGGTAAATATATCTGGTTCGGTAAGTCCGACAGTAGAATATTCTGAAACAGATGCTTCAGATTATTATACAGTACCAGATCCAAATATATTCCCATATTCTGGAATAGATTTAACAGAGGAGAACGAAGAAATGTCAAAGTTTGATGAGATTATAGAAGTAGTATTAGAACACGAAGGTGGGTATGTAAACGACCCGAAAGATCCAGGAGGTGAAACTAATTTTGGTATAGCCAAGAGAAGTAATCCCGATGTAGATATAAAGAATTTAACCAAGGCAGAGGCCACACTCATTTACAAAACGAAATACTGGGATAAAAATAAAGTAGAGAGTTTACCCGAAGAATTATGGCACATTTATTTCGATATGTGTGTGAATATGGGCAGGTCAAGGGCAGTTAAAATATTACAACAGTCCGCAGTCAATAGAGGTAGGAATATAAAAGTAGATGGTGGATTGGGACCAAATACAATTAAAGCATTAAAGGGAGTAGAGTTAGAAAGAGTTCGTGCCTTTCGAGTAAGGTATTATGTTGAGTTAGTTAATAAGAAACCAGATTTAGAAAAGTTTTACTTTGGTTGGTTTAGGAGAGCATTAGAAGTATAGTTTTTTTATATATATTATATTTATAGTTGAAAGAGAAAAAGATTTCACATCACCTGAAGAATGGGGAGCATAATTAAGGAAAAAAGGAAATACTCTTGAACACTTATTCGCGATAAAGTGTAAAAGTTTTTTCAAAGCTATAGACACCCGCTCTACTTCAGACCTGATGTGACACACTACTAAATAAAAAATAATAAATGGAGATTGACCTTGAATGATTCACCTAAAAAAATAATGGAGACATTTGTGAACGGACAAGACAAGAAAGATTTAAATGTGATATTAGAAAGAATGGACCAGGCCGATAAAGACCGAGATAAGATTCATACTGATATCAAATTCATCAAAGAAAATTTATTTAATCCACATGATGGTTTATGGCAAGAGTCTAAACAGAATACTCAATTTAGAAAAGACACTACTAAATGGCGTGGTGTAATTGGTGCAGGTTTTATAGGATTATTTTTTAAACAATTATACGATTTATTTACATAACCAGAACCTCCTTTTGGTTTAGGGAAGAAAAGACCCCACTATATGACCTAGTTTATTGTGGGGTTTTTTTGTGCCCGTTATACTTATTGGGACTATGGAAAGACCACATACCAAACAACGCTACAAACCATCCAAGTTCTGCTCTAAATGTAAAAGAGAAGTATATCATACTACACATACAGCAAGTTCCTATTGGGTAGATTGGTATGGTCCAGAAGAAAAACCTATTTGTGTAGATTGTTATAAGAGATAAAGAGAGTGTTTTCAAACACATTTTCGAAAAATATAAGAAATATTAGTAAAATTGATATGTTATTAAAATATATATAATATTTATATATAGATACACATATATATTTATATGGTGCTATCTTCCCACTAATGGTTGTTTCAATGTTATTCTATTAGTGGGATTTTTTTATCCTTTATAATTAAATTGCGGAGAGTTCAATGAACATATCACCTGAAATTAAACAAAAACATACAGAAATGTTTTATCCAACAGTTAGAGTTCGCACTAAATCAGCTGGCGGTTCGGGTACTGTTGTTTATTCTAAGAAACATAAAGGTGAGTCATGTACTTATGTTATCACCAACCATCATGTTATAGCAGATAACATAAAAGTAGAGAAGAAGTGGAATTCTATTCTTAAAAAGAAAGTAGATACAGAAATTTTAGATACCGTTTCAGTAGAGTTCTTTAAGTATAATAATTATTCCCATTGTATTGGAAGTTTCGCCGTAGAAGCCGATATCGTTGGGTATAGTGAATATGAAGGCGGACAAGATTGGGCATTATTAAAAACAAGAGATATAGAGAATACTCATAAGTTCGTCGCAAAATTATATCCAAAAAAAGAAATTAAGTCTATCCATATATTTGATAAATGCTTTGCAGTTGGTTCTTCATTAGGTCATCCACCTATAGCAACCGAAGGACACATCTCGTATATGGACGATGAGATAGACCATTACAAGTATTGGATGAGTACAGCACAAACTATATTTGGTAATAGTGGCGGTTCAATATATAGATGGTCAAGTAGTAGAGAACAATATGAGTATATTGGAGTACCGTCTAGAATATCTATTCAACCAATGGGATTCAGTGCAGACGCAATAACTCATATGGGATACTTCATTCCAATAGATAGAATATATGACTTACTCGATGAAAATGAATATCAGTTTATTTATGATGAAGATTATAATATAGGTGAGTGTAAAAAGAGAAGAATGAAGAAACTAGACGAGTCTAAACAATTATTGGCAAAAGACTTGGACGATGATGATTTTGATGATTGGAATCCAAGAGATCATACCTTTACAGATGATGAAAAGTAATGAAAGAACTAATTATGGCTCTAATGCTTTGGATAGGAGCTAATACAGATTATAAAGTAGACTTCCCCGTTCCACAAGTTAAACGGATGGGTATTATTATGGAAGAAATTATATTTCCTACTTATGAAGGATTCTACGACTATAAAAAAAACATTATTTATATTAGAAGGGGATTGGATATAAAAGATTCTTGGACTCAAGGAGTATTACTACACGAAGTTATACACTATCTACAGGATATGAATAATACTCAATTTGAATGTACGGCTGAGATGGAGAAGGATGCGTGGCCATTACAAAAGAAATACTTAAAGGAAGTTCATAATTACATATGGAATTATGACATACTTTGGTATTTAGTTATTAGTGATTGTGGACAATATTAGAAAGAGATAATTTCCATGAACGATGGAATAGATTATAAAAAAATAGAAACGTGTATGGTAGAGATTTATGGTTTGTCAGATTATAATGGAACATCAAAAACTCTTTTGTTATATAATAAGATAAGATTTTTAACTGCCAGTGGAATTCCTATTTTGACGGATATTAAACCTGATGTGATTCCAGGGGGACCACATGAACGAGACGATGAGTGTACTCATATTAAGATAATAGTGAAGTCTATTGGTGAAACACATGAAGATTATCCAGAGTTATATAATAATGGTCAATTTCCTGCAGAAGTTTCTGCAGAAGAGATGGATGCATCGCCGGATGGTTATACAGTTGAAAAGTTTCTTAAAAATACAAAAATGTGTAGAGTGCACTGGCGAGGATATGTACGTGAAGATTATCTAACAATTGAGTTGAATGTATTAGCTCACCAGTTATTAACAGATTCACAAAGGAAAGTTATATTAGATATAATAGAGGTGAGTGGAGTTAGTCCAGATAAAATATATATAGATGACCATTCAGAAGAACAGTCAATAAAAAGACAGTTAAGGTTACATTCAATAGTTGCTCAGTTTCATACATAAAAAAATTTGCCTACCCGAAGGCGAATACGCCTATCATATATAGGTATATATGGGAAATTCGATTGGTGACTATTTATAAACAGAGAAGGGGCGATACGACAAAAACGCATCACACCCTAACCTAATAACACTCTCAATTAGGTCAACCGTGTAACATTATATATCAGGTTTAATCTTATATAATAATTCACGAAATGACCAAAAAGAGTATAACAATTAATAATAAGGAAATAATGAAACTATTAAAAGAACTATTGAAAAACTTTGGTAAACTCTCCTTACTGGGTATACAAATAACTTTCTACCTATTTAAAGAGTTTGTTGATAAATTCAGATCCTATAGAAAAAATGGACAATATTGGAACTGCTCTAATTGTATCTTTAATAAAAAACATAAACATGAAAACCGAACAACAAGAAGCAAAACTACGAGAAAAAGTGAAATTACTTTTATTTAACTATCCTACTCAATGGAATAGAATAATAAAACGCTTTGTCAAGTGTTTAAACAATGAAAAAAAAATATAATTGTAAATTCCCTAATTGTGATTACTCTACTAACCATAGAAGTCAAATCAATTATCATCATATTATTCCACGTGAGTTAAATGGATCAGATAAAGACTTTAATCGTATATGGCTATGCCCTACACATCATACTAAAATATATATACCTCATAGTAATGGAATGCATAGTATAAAAGGATCTGATAGTATTATATTGGTTGGATGGTTATCATCTACTGGAGGAAGAGTTCTTGAGTATAAGGATATAGAGGGAACCAGTTTTTATGAGTGAGGAGGGAGGCCTGACGGCCATTTCTCTATGTGATTCGGGTAACGAATGATAGAATAAAATTGGTCGGGGCTCTGGTTCTGTCCATATTATTTATTTTATATATATCTCACCAAAGTATTTAGTATATATTATATTTATA